TACCCATCATTTCAGCAGTGTCAACTAGATCGCCAATTGAGTCAACGCCAACGTCACCCCTGAAGTAGAATGCGTATTCTCCAGACTGGAATGCAGGGGATGTCTTTGAGAACTGAACTTCCCATCGAATCATACGCCCTACCTTTTCTTCGATTAGCTTATCACCGACAGCAATTTTGCCCTTAATCGCTTGATTGTCTGACTCCGAGGAAAACAGCTTGATAACAGTAGAAGAATAAAACTTAGTAGCCTGACCACCAGAAGGCTGCTGATTAGTATACATAGCGTTAATATTATTCCTAGACTGGCTAATAAGAACAAGCATAGTAGGCTTAACCTTATTGTTAGCGTAGTTAAGCATCTTCCAAGCATTGCTGAAATCTCTTGATTCCGCTCCGATCTGCTTAGTGTTTTCCAGTTCCTTAAGTTCATCAGTACCCTTTTCAAAATAGATTGCAGGTAGCAACGACGTGATGGAGTCAACCACGATAAGGTCAACGCCAGCATTCATGAGTGCAACGCCTACGTCTACCATCTCATTAATTGTTCGTGCTTGTGACACGATTAGCTTATCAGTATCTACACCGAGCTTCTTAGCCCAGTCCTCTGAGTAGGACATCTCAGCGTCGATCCATGCGCAGAGCTTTCCTTCTTCCTGTGCAATGGCAATCATTTGCAAGCACACAGAAGACTTTGCTGACGACTTAGAACCCCAGATGAGCACCTGACGACCATATGGTAGTCCACCACCTAATGCACGGTTTAGACCGTAGCTAGGCGTAGCCTGGTAGGTTGTAGTGAAGCCAGCACCTGTCGAGAGACGCTTACGAATCTTTGGGTCTAGCTGTGCTAGAGCTTCTTCGATTGTTGTCATTAGAATCTTACCCCATGCTTCTCTGCTCTAGACTTATTAATGTTAGTCTTCTTGCTGAATGCGTAATCTAGAGATACCTTGGTGTAACCATGCTCAACTAGACCAGCGTATAGGTCAAAGGTGCGGATCAGGATGTCTGCCATCTCGTCTGCAATCTCTTCTTCGCCCTTGTCTTTACGGATAGCCTCCATTACCTCTACAGCCTCTGACACAATCATCATTAGCTGCTTGGTGATAAAGATATCCGTCTGCTCCTGCGTAGCGTCGTCTAGGACACTCCAGAAGCCTTTATCTATAGCAGTTTCGTGCAGCTGCTCTGCAATATCATCAAACATGTACATCCTCCATAATTACTGTTCCATCTTTTGTTTTACCAAAATCAAATTTGTATGCATTGCCCTCTTGTATCTTCATGTAAGCCTTTGAGAAGTTAGTAGGGAATACCGTTACTGGGTGCAACTCTCTTGCAGAGTCTGCTAGAGTTAGTGTTGCCATCTTCTTACCTGCTTTAGTTACCCTTGGCTTGAAGGAGATGACATACATCTCTTCCTCTTTGTACGGTAGCTGCTTGTAGTTAAGAAACTTGACTAGTGCCGAGTCAGATGACTTAATATCGTCCACCTGAATAGCAGTAGTAATTCTGTTATCGCTTGCTAGGAGCAAGTAGGTCTTGCCTGGTTCGATTGTGGTCTGCTCTTCATCGAAGATACCAACACTACCAGTCTTATCTAGAATCTCTACACGGCTCCAGCCCTTGCCTCGCTTAATCGCCTTTACCATACCCATAAGGATAAACGAACCCTTTTCCTCGAAGTCTTCGACTCCTGAGATAAACGCATAGTAGTGCGATGGTACGGTAATATTAAACTCTGGCAAGTTGAGGTACTCATATAGGTTCTCACGAATCTCGTCATCGTTACGAGGCTGGTCAGCAAATGTTAGTGCTCCGACCTTTCTAAGTGCCTCTAGCTGACGGCTAGTAACACCGTTGCCCTTTTGCATGAATAGTTCTTTGACCTGTTCAAATGATGTGAATGGTCTGTTGTCCATACAGATCTTGGCAGCATTGTCAGATACGTACTTGATACCAGTCAGACCAAAGCGAATAGCCTTGCCCTCAATCTTGAAGTCACCATCAGACTCGTTGATGTGTGGCAAGCGGATAGGAATACCCATACGCTTGGCTTCAATTAGATACTCTGTACGTGCATCCTTGTCCTTCTCATTCTTGAGTAGGGAGTACATAAACTCAATTGGGTAGTAGTACTTCAACCATGCAGTCCAGTATGATAGCGTTGAGTATGCTACAGCGTGAGACTTGTTAAACGAGTACCCTGCGTGAGCCTCAAAGTCGTGCCATAGCTCTTCTGCAACCTCTGGTCGCAAGAAGTTGGATGCACCCTTAACGAACTTGTCCTTAAACTGGTCAAACTCCTTGGCATCTTTCTTCTTACCAATAATCTTACGAACCTTGTCAGCCTCAGCCATTGTCATACCGCCAAGCTCTGTACAAGCCTGCATAACCTGTTCCTGGTACAAGATACAGCCATAGGTCTCAGCAGTAAACGCCTTCATGACTTGGTGGTGGTATGCGATGTTCTGCTTACCATGCTTGCGAGCAATGTAGTCTTTACCGATGGTGTTAGCAGCACCTGGACGAACAAGAGCGTTAGATGCAGCAAGCTCTGCGAAGTTCTTTACGCCCATCTTAACCAATAGGTTAGTATATGGTGTCGCTTCACACTGGAACACGCCCTTGGTAAAACCAGATGAAAGCATCTCGTATACCTTAGACTCTTCCATGTTAAGAGAGAGTAGGTCAATCTTATTGCCTGAACGATTCTCAATAATCTTAAGAGTGTCTTGAATAACAGATAGGGTCTTTAGACCAAGTGCGTCAATCTTAATAAGACCAATACGCTCTGCTTCTTCCATGTCTACCGCAACAACTGGGATGCGTTCTCCAGATCCTGGCGACTGTCTAGTCTCCATTGGAGCATACCTAAAGATAGGCTCCTTAGCTGTAACAACACCTGCAGCGTGAATACCAGTACCACGGATACGACCACGTAGGAGGTCTCCATACTGCTCAATCTCTGGATACTTCTCACGGAACCACTCAGCCTGCTTAGAGGTGCAGTAGTCGTCCCAGGTGTCCACAACCTTCATTACCTTATTAACGTCTGTTAGAGGAATGTTTAGCACACGTGCGATGTCTCGAACAACACCCTTATCCTTGAACTCAAGGAATGTTGCGATAGAGGCTACGTGGCGATACTGGCGTACTAGGTAGTCCTTAACTTCTTCACGACGTGAGTCCTGGATATCTGTATCGATATCTGGGAAGTCATTACGCTCAGGGTTGATGAAACGGAAGAACAGCAAACCGTGAACGATAGGGTCGATGTCTGTAATACCTAGAGCATAGCAGAGTAGCGAACCTGCTGCAGAACCACGACCTGGACCTACCATGATGTCTTCCTTCTTAGCCCAAGCAATCATGTTGCGTACGACTAGGAAGTAAGGTCCAAAGTTCTTGTCCTTGATAACGCCTAGCTCTTCGTCTAGACGGTCTAGGTAGTTCTGCTTGTCAGCTAGTCCACGTGCACTCAAACCCTCTAGTGCTAGATTCTTTAGCTCTTCGTCTGGGTTCTGGTACTGGACTGGAAGTAGATTAAGGTGGTCCTGAATCTCATAGTCTTCTACCTTATCTGCAATCTCATTAGAGTGGTCGTAGATGTCCTGACGATCAATACCCTGCGCCTTCATGGCATCGTGCATCTCTTCGTCTGATAGTAGGTGGATGTCAAACTTGTTGAAAGACATCTGACGGTCTGCACCGTACAGGTAGTCTAGCTTATCCATTAGGTTATCGTACTTGAGAGACTTCTCATAGGTAGCCTCTTTCTCAACCTTGTTGGCATAAGTATTGAGGATAAGCTTTAGCTCCTGGATTTCTTTCTGTCCAGTGTGAGCGTGGTGGCAGTCTGGAGTTACTACAGCCTTGACCTTATATTCGTCAGCTAGCTGTAGGAGCTTTACGTTTACCTCTGCAGGGTTGTGTGGCATTACCTCGATGTAGTAATCGTCCTTGAAGACACGCTTGTGCCATTCAATAATGCGCTTTGCCTCTGCAAACTCTTCTGCCTCGATAGCCTTGGCTAGGGCACCAGAGAGGCACCCAGAAGTGACTACAAGTCCTTCCGAGTACTTCTCTAGCACCTCATAGTCGATGCGTGGCTTCTTGTAGTAACCTTCCGTCCACGCAATCTCGTTGAGCTTATTTAGATTTTCTAGCCCAATCTTGTCCTTGGCAAGGATTACAATGTGATTATAGATTAGGTCTAGTAGACCCTCTCTTTCACCCTTATCACGCTGATCGAATCGGTCAGCAGTAATGTATCCTTCTACGCCAAGGATTGGCTTGATGCCCTTCTCCTTTGCAGCACGATACATCTCACGGTGCCCCGAAAGGGAACCGTGGTCTGTAATCGCAAGTGCGGACATGCCTAGCTCCTGTGCACGTTCTACGTACTCAGCAGGTGTAGCAATGCCATCAAACAAGGAATAGTGGGTGTGGACATGCAAGCCAACGTAACTCATTAGTATCTTACCAATCGATGTTAGAAGATGAAGTTACAGATGGTGTGTCAAAGCCGAGGTAGTAAGCCTCCTGCTCTGCGTATGGAACCTTGCTTAGTGCAGACTCCAGTGGGAATGGGCGAATGCCACTCCATGCAAACGGCTCCTGGTCTGGAGCAGTAGGAATTAGGGTGTAGCTAGTCTCAGTTCCCTGACCGTTACGCTTTAGCTTCCATGAGAGGTTCGAGATTGAACCAGTCTCTAGAGCATACTCACGAATGGTGTTGAATGCAGATTGCTTGCTTACACCCATTGACCAAATAGCCACGTATGGTGCTTCGATGCCATCGTCTACTAGCACGTTGCAGTAGAAGCGAAGACGACCACGCCATCCAGCGTTGCCCTTTGGGTCCTTGCGGTACATCTCTTCAGCCCAGTCACGACCCTCGGTATCGACAGTGTCAATAGCCTTGCGACGGTAGTCCTTTGGGTTGGTGTGTTCCTTTACAACGAGTGCGAGACCACGCTCTTCGTTGTAGTTTGCGCTGTCCTCGTCAAGTTCCTCAATGAAACGGATCTTAACAGACTGTCCGTCAGCTAGCTTTAGCCAGCGAACCTTTGGTGCGTTCTCGTCGTACTTTGGCTTGTCAAGTAGTGCGTTGATGTTTTTTAGCCCTTTGATAACACTCATTTTTTTTCTCCTATATTTTGTCTTGGTGTTTTAGTTTAGCATAGAGGCGATAGACTTGTCAAATGACACTTCTAGTTTTTTAATGTCTTCGTCAGACATATCGCCAATATCCTTATATTGTTTATTTAGTTGTATGACGGTTACACGTGACCCTAGCTTTTCTACGAGCCTGTCTTTCATGTTACCGCCTGCTTCATCATTATCTGCAATAATGTAGATATTGTTGAAATATTTCTGCAGTAGTTCTACCTGAACGTTAGATACATTTGCACCTAGAGTAGCTACCGCTGGGAAGCCACACTGGTCCAATCTGATTGCATCGAAAGATGACTCTACTACATAAACCTTGCTAGATGCCTTAATCCTATGTAGGTTAAATAGCACCTTAGACTTTGGAAGACCTGGGGTGTTCTTGAAGTCCTTACCCTCGATTGATCGTCCGACAAAACCTACCTCCATACCATCTGGAGAGTGTACTGGAATAGTTACCATATCTTGCTTCTCGGAGAACCCTAGGGAAAACTTCTTAACTGATTCCTCAGAGATGAGCCTGCCAGAATAGTATCTCATGGCACGAGGTGACTCTAGTGCCTGCTGGCTTAAACGCTTAATAAGCACCTGGTCATACTGGGTATATTCTGGAATAACGACTAGCTTTTTGTTAATCTCTAGGCTTAGATCTGTTTCTACAGACTTGCTCTTGATATACCGAACTGACTCGAAGTAGGTTCTGCCAGTGATGTGCATAACAAACTCTACTAGGTCTGCAATCTTGTGACAAGAGAAGCAAAAGAATGTGCCAGAGTACTTGTCAATCTCGCCTGCAGGGGTTCTGTGGTTGCCGTGGAATGGGCAGAAGATGATATAGTCAGTGTCTACTTCGGATTCAACCGAGACTCCTGCGCCTGCAAGGACTCTCTTGATTTGTTCTTTTCCGTATAAATTACTGTCGTTTCGTCTATTCCTGATATCCATTCGCTCTGCTTCTTCCCTACGTATACTCCATATAATGATATTTTAAATTCAAAGTAGTTATGTTGTTGATTATATTGTAGCGTAAAATCGGTGTTTATGTCAAGCCTTGGTACGTACCCAGACAACCGCATTTCCGTGACCAAGAGTCTTTGATATTCTTCTCTAAGTCTTGGAAGTGCTGAGTCGTCATGGATAGTTCCGTCAATACAAAATCTCTTTATGGGCTTGTGATGTACGCTCTTCATACGTACTATTATAACTAATTATCTTCAAAGTGTTTAAGGTATTCGATTGCTGATTTTAAAATATTAATGTCTTCTTTTAAAAGACCAATTGCACGATTGCATGGATTGCAAAGAAGTCCCCTGACCTTGCCAGTTTCATGATTATGATCTACATGAAGATAATACTCTTTTTTCTCCATGCAAATATAACATTTTCCATCATGCCTGGAGTACAAAGCATCATATTGTTCTGGTACTAACCCATACGTTGTTTTAAGATACCATTTCCTCACAGAATCTTTTCTGTTCTTTAGATAGATGCTTCTATCCATCTTGTGTTGCTTATGACTCTCTGGATCATTATATCTTTGTCGTTGATACTCTAGCTGGCATACCTTGCAATATGTGGAGACACCATCTTTTCGCTTCTTATTAGAGAAAAATTCTTGTAGAGGTTTCTCTGTGTTGCACCTTTTGCATGTTTTCATAATCCAAGTATAACATATTTTAATTATCCTCATAGTCTTTGTACTTGTACCAACCTTTGTCGAAGTCTACCTGGACCAAAAACTCACCCATGTATCCATTACGGTTCTTACGGAACACACACTCGATAACGTCTGAGTTGGCTCCACGACCCAATGCCATAACCCAGTCAGCGTCATATGCAATCTGACGTGACCATGCAGTCTGTCCCAAAGTAGGAACGGTGTCTAGCTTATTAACGTCGTCAGGCGTAGCTGATGAGATGGCGATGATTGGAATCTCTTCGCTAATAGCTAGCAGCTTTAGCTCACGAGATAGGTTCTTCATTCGTACAGTTTCGTTGTCTGCCTTCTGATTAGGAGACATTAGCTGTAGGTAGTCTACGATGATAAAGTCTGGCTTATACTGATCAATCTTTCCACGAATAACTCCTGGGGTCACTTCGCCACCAGAATCGTTTGAGATGATGTGGAACTCTGGCTTACCAGCTAGTTCCTTCTTGTGCCACATACGTAGGTCGTTTACATCTACTTGACCGCTAGATAGCTTTCTGTGAGAGAATAGACCCTCACCCATGATGGTGAATACACGGTTACGAACTTCAGTCTCACTCATTTCAAGTGAGATTACTAGTGGTGACTTTCCCTGCTTCCATGCCTGTACCGCAAAGTATAGCGATAGCCATGACTTACCAATACCTGGATAGGCTAGGAATACGCCTAGCTGTCCTGGCATAATACCTGCTGGTAGATAGTTGTCAAATCCTGGTAGACCAGTCTTAATACCGATTGAGCCTAGAGCCTGCTGCTCTGCTAGCTGCTGGTAGTAGTGGACAGCATCTTCGATGTCTGTTACGTCAATGTCACGGATTACAGCAGTGTTCTTCTTAAGCTCTGATGTCTTAGTGATTAGGGTTTCAAGTACCTCAGTGCCACGACCATTCTGAATGTCGCTTGCTGCTGACATTAGGATACCCTTTAGGCTGTCGTTAAGATACTCTGCCTGCAGTTCTTCTAGGTGGTGCTTGGTTGCACCAATACTCTCGACAGGAGAGAAGTCTCGGAACTTCTCTACTACAAGAGAGCTTGGCGGTACTGCACCATTCTGCTCTGAGTAGAGCCTAATGAAGTTCCAGATATCCTTATGTGTTCGCAGAATAGTCTCTACGTTTGCCTGTAGCAATACGTGGATCTGCTTATCTGCCAATACTGCAGATATTAGTTTGTCTTCTGCGCTACTCACTTAACCACTCCTTAGCCATCTTTCTTCGTTGTGCCCTCTCGGCATCATCCTGTAATCGTCTCTGACGTGAATCGATAATCTCCTGAGTGAAGTTAGAAAAATACTTCCAGTCAGGGTTTTGTGCCACATCAAAATAATATTCTAGCAGCTCGTAGCAAGTTTGTAAACCATAAGATTCTACGAGTGCATCGGCAGCCCATTGTTCTGCCCACTGATTGTAAACAGGCTTTGCGTTGTATTTAAACTGATAGTGTTTGTTAAATCTACTCAGCAAAGCCATACGGTCTTTGCGTTCAGCCATTTACTTGCTTTCGATCTCAGATGAAGCTTCACGAACCTTTTCGGCTAGCTTATCTTCTACAAACTTATAGACACGCTCAAATGCGTCGCCAGTGTTTTCTCCGTCACGCTTGTTGTCAGTAACAGACAAATCGATGCGCAGTGACTGGAAGTTTCCTAGGTTCAGCGTATAGCCTAGACCTACGGTTACCTTAGTTTCTTCGTTATTCATACCCTATGTTCCTCTCAAGAACTTAAATTGATTCAGACCAGATTGGGATAAAACGTCCGTCATCTGTCTTCGTATAAGTCAGTATACCATCTCCCATACGCCTTGTCAACTCTTGTTTCGAAGGTGTTATGTCGTTGGTAATTAGCTTATCTTTCCTTGGTCTACCCATGTGGTAGGAAGCTAGTATATCACGAATTTCTCTTACTTGCGACTCTGAGTAATAACTTCTTACCTGCCAGCCTCGTGCTCCACCCTTTTGAGAACCAGTTGGTCCTGGAATGATTCCTTGTTTAAATAGGTATGGCAGATACTTCTTGTGGCGGTTAACTAGCATAGCAGTCTGACCAACAGTGTATGCTCTCTCACGGTTCTTCTTGAAGTCAGAGATTAGGCAGCTTTCAAGCTGGTCCTTTATGATATTGTAAACCGACATAATGCCGTTTGACTTATTTAGGTGGTGTGCTCGTACAAGATCTCCATTTAGAAACCAAACCTTTTTGTTTGCCTGGATAACAGGAGATGCATTATATGTCTCCATATCTACTTTGCCATCACTCATGATAGACCTTAGTTAGGGACACCGATCATCATCAGGTAGATTCCGACACGAACTTCTGTTCCTGTCTTGTTTGTCCTTACGCTACCCGAAATGCTGGAGTTTGTCACGCTTTGAAGAACTACGTTAATGTCTCCAGACGTTGCGGTCTGGTCTAGAACAATTGGAGTAGCTACAACGATTGGCGGATACTTGAACTCTGTGTTTGAAAATCTATATGTAAAAGGCTGTGAGGTAGCACTTGTACCAATGGTAGCCTCTACGTAGCCACCTGCCATGCGAACCTCGTTAATCAGCATGTTCTGGGTACCAGCAGTGATGGTGTCTAGTGACACGTACTTCTTGGTAGTCTGCCTGGAGATGTTGTTGTCTACCAAGCCATTGATAACGCTAGTGATCTTAGACAGGTATGTTAGGTCTACTGGCTGACCTGGTGCTGGATCTGGAATTTTACTAATCATAGTTAATATTATATCACGCAATGCTCTATGCTGGAACAGTTACGGAGCCTGTGAATACCTCTAGTAGTGGAGATGGTTCAGCCTTGTAGTAGCTAGCTACCTGAATTCTAAAGTCAAAGTCTCCAGAAATCGTGCTTCTGACAAAGTATTGGTATGATGTGCTAGTTGTTGTTGCCAGATACTGCCATGCACCGTCGTCTAGTCTGTAGAAGACATCGTACGGTCCTTTAGCTTCATTGGTCCAACCAACTGTGATTTGCCTAGTAGTTCCAGAAAAGGTTATGCTGCCATCAATCTCGTCTTTATCTATTGCAGGAGCATTGATATTATAAATTGGTGACCAGTGAGAGTACCTGTTTTGGTCCTGAGATACTACACGATATCTAACAATATAGGTATTGTCTGGGCTAACCTCTGGTAGGTCTGCAGACTTGATGGTAGCTTTCTTTAGAACGTCAGCCATTATTGCACGTCCAGTTCGAACCTAAATTCTATATAGCTGGTAGTGTTAGCATCCTTAACAAAGGTTTCTCCAGTAGCTGTCTTGATTACTGTGTAGCCTGTCATGCCGTATAGGGGAGTAGTTGTGCTAACATTTTCTAGCCTTAGAGCGTCAAGTAGAATATAGAAGTTGCTAGATGGTGTACCGCCGTCAACTACAGTAGCGTAGATTTTGATTCTGTCCACCTGGCTCCAAGTAAAGCCATTGGTCTTTACAAGGTCGGTGATTCTGGATGTGCTTACAAAGTATCTGTTAGCGTCGAAGTCTACACCTTCGTCGGTGCTCTCTATAACAATTGGCATAGTAGCCGTCTGAGTTCCATCCTGAGACGAAAACACCACAGTTAGGTGAACAGCATCTGGCGAGTTAAGATCTTCTGGATCCTCTACACCAGTCTTATTGATTACAGAGAAGGCAAGTCGTAGCTCGTCACCAGGAGAGTTCTTGCTAAGATCGATAGAGATGTCAGTAAGCTCAATGTTGTTTCCTGCGTAAGCATATGCTCCTGAGTGTGAAGTTACTGACGTGTCTCCACGAAGTGCCAAGGCAGTGTTTAGGTATCTGGCTGGCTCGTATCTCAGAACTCTGTCCTCATTGGTGAAGATTCGGTTGTTAGAGTTAGTGTAAAATACCTTATCAGTTACAGAAATAATGTTGGTTGGGTCAGATCCGTCTAGTGGCTCAAAGTGCTCTGGAATTGAGATTGGTGTGCTGTTCTGATTGTATACCCAGTTTTCTCTGGTGGTAGAGAATGAATACAGGTTCTTACTGTCATAGGCACCTGCAATTGGGTTAGATCCAGCAGAGAACACACCTACTTCAGAGATCTCATATCGCTCTGCAGTTGGTAGCTCACCAGTAAACACAAGGCTAGTAACGCCATCTTCAGCTACATATCCACGTGACACAATTGGTACACGGAACATCTCAAAGTCTAGGTTGTCTTTGGCTGAGTACTCTGTAATTTGCTCGCTAGTTGGGTTCGAGGTTAGTGGCTTTGGTCCACAGCCTACAGCAATGTAAGAGGCGTATGATGGTGCCTGACCAAGCAAAAACTTGCTAATAATTCTTTTACCGTTTTCAGTAATCATAGTTATCCTCCATATATTGTATCATCAATCGCCTGACCAGACTTTATAATTTCAATCTCAATTAGCTCGTCGTCCGCTAGATTGATTGCTTCTACAATAAGGTCGTTGGTTGAATTTAGGTAGACTGGCTCTGCGCTTTCTGGAACCCTGTCATCTAGCTTTATTGCAAATGACTTAAACCTAACATTCTCTGTGTCAAACATTGGCAGCAAGCTCTTAGAACCATAGCGATCCTCTACGTGCTCCAGGTTCTTGATAGGCTGGTAGATAACCTTCTGACCATTTACAATGTCATTCCTTGCAATGCTGATAATATCTATACTCTCCATTGAGTCAAAGAATAGCTGGGTTCTAACGTCGTAGCCATTGTCTATAACATTGGGAAGCTCTTCATAATACTGCTCTGGGGTGGCTGACTTAATTCCAGGGATTGCATCAGATAGCTTTACAACCTTTGGTGTCTGTGGGACTGGGCTTACCATTACACTACCTCGCTAAGATACGCTGTCATTTCTGGACCGTTCATGTCTGCACGGTACTCGATATTGTACACGACAAATCTACTGTCTGGTGATACCTGATCGATACCATCGTTTGACTGATAGTTTACAGTAACTACGTCTCCAAGCTGTAGGATTGGCAAGCCAAATAGCTTTACGCCAATAGCCTTTCTTGGCTTTGATATCTTCGAGGATAGCCAGCTCATCATTCTGTTAGCCTGGTCTTGGCTTTGGATGTATGTAGACGACATCGAGAATTCATTTCTACCATAGGTTATTCTGTTGAAAAGAATATCCTCATATAGCTTATTAGTCTTTAGTGGCGATGATAGAAGTGTATTATTTGCAAACCTAGGGGTAGATAGGTCTCCAGCCTTGTTGAAATACTGGTCCATAGTTAGCTCTAGGTTAGAGTCTTGAGTAGTTGCAATACCGACAATGTTCAGACCAGAACCGCTATTAGAGTCTAGGACAATTGACGTGTCTGTGGCATTAAATACTAGGAACTCTGCGCCATATGGTGTCTTGCTCATGCCAGATACCACGTAGCTCTTTAGCTCAGTAGCTGATGGTGACATGTTTGCAACCAGAGCTGGGTAAGCCTTGTCATACTTAATATTAAAGTATGCCATCTCCCTCATAATTGTTCCAAACTCGTCATAGAATAGGTTGTAGGTTGGCTGACCGCTGGCTGAGATTCCAGATAGATAAGTGGACTGCACCATTCCGCTAATGGCATACTTTCTCAATGATTCGTCAGAGGTTATGGTTGTATCTCCGAATGCAGTGTTTACTGGTGTGTCAAGTACGTATGATGAGTTCTGGCTGTATCTGTATCCAAGTGCGTATACGTTCTCGAACATTACCCTCGAAGAACCACGGACAAACAGAGCCATATTGTTAAATACTGGCAACTTGTCCTTGTCATCCACTACAGCCTGAAGGGTGTTATTAATGTAAAGGTAGAATCTTCTAAAGCCTGAGAAGTCTTCGTATTCGACAGCTAGGTCGTATACTGTGGTGTTCTCTTCTCCGACCACTCTAGACTGACCAACAAAGTTTCCGTCGTCACCAATGATGCCGAATGACTTGCCCCATAGACGCACAGGGATAGCCTTGTCAGTGTTGGTGGTTGCAGCTGCGTCCTTCATCACCTTATAGAAGACTACGTCGAACTCTGTGTTTTCAAATGATGTAGCCTTACCAGATGAGGTGGACGATAGTGCCATAATTTCAAAGAAGTATCCGTTATTAGTAGCTGGGTCAACCATGATACTTAGACCGCCAGACCCTCCAACGATGCTTTCTCCATAGTAGACGTTCCCACCAACTGGCATCTGTCCAACGTACTCGTTGTTCTCATACTTAGTAACAATACGCATTCTAGTTCCAAAGTGAACGTACTTGGAGTTAAGCTTCTTGTTAATATAGGTAATGTGGTCTACTGGCTTATCAGTTACCTCGAAAGATGGTCCGTTCATAACTAGAGCTGATGCCTGGACTGATCCAGCAATTGGCTTCACATACTTATTTACGTCAGACTCTTTGGTCTCACTCTTAGCGACGTAGTTCTTAATGATACCGTTTCTGGTAGTCTGCTTAGACTTCGTGGTTTCAATTCCTGCAGCACCTGTGGTTACTGATAGGTTTGAAACATCGGATTCCTTCAGCGCAAAGATTAGCGATGAGTTCATCTTGCATCCAAACACATTAGCGTTGTCTGCCCAGTAGGAATCTAGACCTGCCTTGTGAGCTGTGACAGGAGTTCCAAACTGACCTCTACCATGCTTCGCAATACTAATAATCTTCTCTGAACCATCTGCCTGAGTCTGGTAGTTTGGCTGTGTGTAGATTCGAACAAGACCAGTGGCATACATCTTTGCATTTAGTGGCAACTTAGATAGATAGTTGACATACTCTTGGGTGTCAGTAATCCATACGTTATTGCCTGCGGTTATAGAGATGTTTTCTCCGTACTGGCTTAGCTTTGGCACAGAATACTCGACAGCGTCGTAGCGAATGATTTCTCCATTAGCATATAGGTAGCCAGAGTATTGTGGAAGACCTGCTGCGTCTATACCCTCGCCAAGGTCGAGGATGTTGTTGACGATTCTTCCATTGGTAACTGATGGGATATCTGCAGTAAGGTCAGAGTTTAGTGGTACGGCAATTAGCTTGTAGTTATCGTCGCTTTGCCCTAGCCTTCTAACGCTCTCTGCCCCTGGAATCTGCCACAAGTTGGATACACGGTAGACAAGACTCTTGGATCTTTCCTGGATGTTCTCAGCCTCAAAGATGCTGCCGATCTGCCTGTCGATCGCTCTTGCAGTATATTGAATAGATCCGTCGTTAAACACCTGAGAGTCTTGCTCTTCTAGCTCCATAATGTTAGCTAGGTATTCCGATGTTCTCTGGTTCTTTACGATGCCGTCTTTTTCAAAGTCGTTACTGCCTCTTAGAACTATGTCAGTTGCTCGCTCTGTCTCTGTAGGCATGATGTAGCCCTTGCTCATCACGACTAGGTTGTTGTACTCGTCAAAGAACATGGCTGACTGCGTGGCTACTGCAATCTCGTTTAGGATTTCTGCGACAGAAACATCTGTTCCTGTAAAGAAGAATGGGATAACCTCATCCGCTTCTCCTGAGTTTCTCTTAAACACATAATTGGAGAAGCCGATAGAGTCTAGCAGAATTGATACGGCATAGCTCATAGATGCGTTCTGGATAAATAGCTCTGGAGCAGCATTGTTCTCAAAGTAGTGGAACATATCTCTCATCTGAATAGAGACAGACCTGTCCATTCCATTTACAGTTGGGAAGCCTTCGGCATACAAAGTCTTGATTGGTATATAAAAGTTAGTATAAACATTCTGACCAGAGAACTCTTGCTTCTCTACTTCACGAATCTTCTCATAGATCTTTACCTGTAGGTTGCGTGTGCTGAACTTTGCAATAATGCTATTTGGGTTCAATACATTGAATGCCTGGTCGAAGTCAAATAGGTTTATGCTTCCTGTGGATGCAATTAGCTGACCTACTGGCATACCGCTGACACCAAGGTCTGATGCAGCTTTGTTCACTGTGATATCGTTTGTGATTTCTGTAATGTCTACAGTTAGTCTTGGAGAGATCTCGATTAGGTCAAAGGTTGAGCGATACTTGTTCATAGTCTCTACGGCTACTCTGATTCCCTTTAGGTACTGGAACTCTGCATAGCGTGATAGGTTTGTGGATAGGTTGGTACCAACCTCAACTGGGTCAACAAGTTTTGTCACAAGACCCTGGATGTCGTTTAGAGGCTCTTCTACAATCTGCCAACCATACTTTGGGAATATCTCGACGTAATCATCGCCATCCCATAAGAAGTATTGCTCTGTTGTTCCACTGAAAACCTTATAGGTGTAGCCTCTCAGCGAG